CCTTTCTGAAACATAGTCGATCCAGAGCTGGTGACGCCTTCCTCATTCCACGTCACAATGCGACCAGACAATTCACGCTTTGGAAAATCCGCAGCTTCGACTTTAATTGAAAAGTCCATTTTGATCGGTTTTTGTATGCTGTATGTCATCTGATCATTTCTTCCTCTAGTCGGATTTCATCTGAAGTCAAAGCCCCAATGTCGTAAAGAATTTTGTACACGTCCGCACGTTCTTTTGCAGATCCGCGCAAGTAATCGTCTAAATCGAATTTAACTTCTTGGCTTGCCGGTACAAAATCGTTTGGCGTGCCTGTCATTGACAATCGTTCCTCGATCGCCGTCATGATTGGGCGAAGTGAGAAGTCCAGGAGCGATTGTCTGGCCAAAGTTGCGTTGCTGTATGTCATGCTTGATCCAGACTCAGCGTCAACGTAATAGGCAGGAATTCCTGTGACTCTGGCTAGTTCCGTCGAAACGTAGGATCTGGCTTGGTTGAGCTGTAATTTTTCAGGGTCGAAGCCAAGTGTCTGCAATTCAACATCTGCATTTAGAAACGCAGTTGAGCGATTGCGACGAGCTTGACCCCAAGACTCAAGCAACTTTGCAATGCGATCTGCTGGCAACGCTGTGCCGTTAGATTTCAAAACCATTGTTGGCACTGGTTCGCGCGCGTACATTGTTGCAGCGCGTTCTAATTCTGCTCCAGCTTTGATTGTTCGACCGGCACGATTAAGAATGCCCTCGTCAACGCCGTAGAAAACGGCCAAAGCGCCTTCGCCTTCGTAAGGTGCTGGTATTGAGTCAACGCAGTAATACTCGATCTCTGTTCCCATTGCATTTGTTTTAATTGTGACGCGTGTTGGGTCGATACGTTCTGCGCTGCGAATGCGATATGTGTCCTTGTAGATTTCCAATATACGCATGTAGCCATATCCGTATAACAAAATGTCCTCTGCGAGCCATGCGTAAGTTGCAAATCCTGGGACTCGTGGATCTGGTTGGTTAATAACTTTTGGCGGTGACTCAACTCTCGCACCGTCTTGTCTTGTGCGCACTCGAAGCGGAATGCTTGCAACGCTTGACGAGATAATGTTTCTTGCGCGAGCGCACGTTGGCACTGACATAAATTCAACGCGAGAAGCTGTAATACCGGCAACGCCGTAGATATTGTAAAGCGAGCTGGTGACATTTACTGGCGCTAGTGACGCCTCAATGTCTGCCGTCGCCTCAGGCGCTTGTGTTGTTACTGTGCGCGAAAATAGACCCATGCGCTAAGTGTAAAGCTGGCATATACACCTAGGCTGAGAAAATGTCGATCTCCATTTCAGGGCGTGTCGCAAAATGAGTCGCCAGAGCTGAGGCCACAGCTGCGCAGACCGCAACGCTTGAGGCGCGCCGTCCGATAATCCAGCCGCCGTCGCCCATTGGTAATCTGACGGCCGATAGTATCTGCTTGGATAATTCTGCCTGTTTTCCATGCATAAGCCGTTTTGAGGTAATCGCTCCCAGCAATTCATCACAGCTCTGGCCGTAAAGAGCGCCGTCAATGTCGATCACTGGAATTCCAGCAGGTGCAAGGCGAGCAGCTACCGCAGAGCTAGTCCGCTTGCTAAATGCCACATATTCCACAGGATATTTGCGAGCATAAGGCGCAATGTCATTTGCGATTGCCTTATCGTCGAGCGAAATCGGATTGTGCCAAGTGTGTAGCAGCTTGAGAATAAAAGTGTCGTCAGGATTTTTCTGCGCCGCAACCAAAGCCCCGTCTCGTCGATCCGGCGAAAGATCAAGTCCAAACCATGTCACCTTTTCAACGTCGAGATGTACCTCAGCGCCGCCGCACTCGTTCCACTCTTTCGCCGGTATCGCCCCAGAGATTGTGTTGACCCAGCGACAAAGCACTTCGGTCTGGACGACATCTGGCGGATCATTTAGCACCGCGCGGATATTGTCCTCATGGATCGTGTGACCCAAAGCAGGATTGCTGGCGACCCAGTTCTTTTCGTCAGTTATCTTGTCCGAATATGCCGACCATTCAAAGTACGCAATGTCGTCGTCTGATCCAGCGGCACTTGCCATGCCTCGATCGCGCAGCTGGTTAAGAATTAAGCTGTGTTGATCTCCCGCATTCGAAAACGTCCAAAGGCTAGGATTTTTTGCAGCCATCATTGTATAACGCATAGCAGACCAAGCCTCTGTGTCTTTAAGTTGTCGAGTCTCGTCCATATACACCGTCTCAGGCTTTGCAAAACCGCGAGCAGCTGCGTTGGCTGCCTTGACCACATAACGCGCCCCAGATTTAAGTTGAATTTCCTCAGACCCATGCGCCCAGCGGATTTTCTGCACCTGCATAGCAAGCTCTTTGTTGCTTTCGATTATGTTGACAATATGCCGAAACGTCTCAAGTGACGTTGTCAGTACATGCGCACTGCCCAGCTGCAAAGGTTCGTTCCACAAAAACATTCGAGCAAGGATTGACATTTCCATAATTGTTGATTTGCCGTTTTGCCGGGCTGCCACGATCACCACGACCGGGTGTTTCCACCGTCCGTCTGGCTTAACTTTAAGCGCATGTTCAAAGACAAACTTCTGCCAAGGCATGAGTTCAATCCCGATCTTGGCAGCAAAGTCAATGACCTCTTGGCCTCTGGACGGCAAATCGTTGAGCGCAGAGTGAATTCTAGGGCGATCTGAGCCAATTAGACGCTTGGTTTCCAGACCAATTCCCTGTTCATCTCTGATCGCCTCTGGTACGGCCTTTAGCGCCCTTGTGCGACCCTGTCCAGCCTTAGTCATGACTTGTGCTTTCTTGTTGCGGTGAAAACAGAAAAGGAAGAGTCAGAGGTGTTCTAGGCTGTCCAAAAAACTGACCTACCTTGTCATTCTTTGAATAGTTGCACCTAGTACATGCAGCCACAAGGTTGTCAGGCTCATCAGTGCCGCCTTTGCTTATTGGCATGACGTGGTCAACTGTTGTGGCATTTTCAGATCCGCAGTATTGGCAGCAATAGCCGTCACGTATCAGTATGCGTTCTCTGATCTTGCGCCAAGCCCTAGTGTTTCCACCAGTAGCTCTTGCACTCTTGGTTGACATCAGTGGTATCCATTCTTTAACCAGAAACGCCAAGCATTGCACATGCTGCCGTATCGGTTCTCGATGTATCGCTTAGACCAATCGACCTGCTTAAAGCCGTCAAGGTTCTTGTACTTTACATTGCGCATTTGACCAATACCGTAGTGACTACCGTTCTTTGCATTTACTCGCCAATTACTTTCCTTCATGATTAGCTTGTAAAAGCACTGATATTGGCTGTCATTTACTATCTGGCTGTGTGCATATAATTTGATTGCGTCCCGGTAATCGACGCCGTAGGCAGAGCTTTGGCCTATTACTGCGCTGGCGATTACTGATAACAGAACAGTTTTTTTTATTTTGCTTTTAATGATTAACCTGAAAGAGTCAAAATCATTCTGTCTGTAGGTCATAACTTCTCCTGCGACTTGTATGCTTCAGCGTACACCAGCGAGTCAAGTACATAAGAGTTATCCACAGGTATTGAGCATAGGTTTGGGCGTGTTGTCCACAGGTTATCCACAGCCCTATTCATCAAGCACCAAAGCCTCATCAACTAGCTTGATACCAAATGAGCCACAGCCCGAACATTGGCTGAACCACTCATGAAGCGATAACTCAGCGCCCTTGGATAGTAAATGCAACCTGCGCCCGTCACCGTAAAGCTTTGCGCAAATCGAGCAATCAAATGTGAGTTGCCGCATAGCTGCTCCTGACTAGATCGCCAATCGGATTGAGGCTGTCTTGATTGACCCACCAGCTCTCTTGTTGGCTATTTTTAAATTGCTTTTGCATGGCCTGTTTTACCGGCAACCAGCCAACGATGTAATACTCAGGCGATCTACCAACGACAAGCACTGCAACATCATCTATTCGATCGTTTGGATAGACGATTAAAGATCCGTTTATGTAGCTAGTCCACTTGACTTCTATGCCTTTGCCTACATCTGCATTGCGCTTGCCATTGGACACATTGACGTCATAATCAAGATTGAAATACCGGGCGACAACCATTTCAGCGCCAAGAGACTCTGCGTACTCTGTGACTCGTTCATAATTGTTCAACTTTGCGTTATATCGCTGAACTCGACTTAGATCATCTAGCGAGAAAACAACCTGTGCCGCTCGATTGTGTATAGCCCATTCATCTGCGTCGGATATTTTCATTTTGATCATCATTGTTGGCACGCCAGACATATCCAGAGAATGTTGTAATCATCACGACCGCCCATTTTGGGCGCATAGTGTTGGCCTTTATCGCACCATTCGAT